AGATACTGCTATTGCAGAAGTGAATGATACCCAATTACAATCCAATAAAGCAAATGAAGATGCACAAGCACAATTACAACAACTAAGAAAAGCATCTGTACTTCAACAACTTGCGCAATCTAAGGTCAAACTGGCAGAATATCATATGGGGAATGCGAAGAAAGAACTTGAATTAGAGAAACAACAACACGCGGCTGTATTAAATGAACTTAATGCATATAATAATGAACTTACCAAAGCAAAAGAAACCCTTGTCAAAGTACAATCCGAAGGAGATAGTGCAAATACTATCCAATTGAACGAAGCACAAGCAGCAGTTACAACTGCTCAAACGAATGAACAAGAAAAAGCAAAAGAGTTAGAAGAAAAAACAAAAGAACTTGAACGGGCACAAACAAAAGCACTTGAACAAACCACCGCACTAGTAAAAGCAAAAGAACTGGAACAAGTACAAGCAACTGCACTAAAAGATGCGCAAGACAAACAAATTGAACTGCAATCCGAAGCAAAATCCATTGCAGAAGAACTAAAAAAGGCACAACAAAAATTAATGCTTGTACAACAACTTTCACAAACACAAGCACAACAAAGATATATGAACATACAAAAAACACGCGACCTTGTTACACGCTTCCAATCTGAATTAGCAAATTCAAAGGCACTTGAACAAAAAACCGCACAAGAACTTGCTGCTGCAAACGTCCGTTCCACACAACTAGAACAAGAACTTGCGCAAGTACGGGCAGACTACGCTAATGCACAACCTAGTTATATACAACAAATTACTGACTGGATTAAACATTATGTTCCCGATTTCGTATCTGCTAAGCCAGAAGAACCAACTGTATATAAAGTAGATGAAAACGCATTGCCGCCAGCGGTAAAACAAAAGATGGATAACAATTACACCTATTTGGGACGCATTTATATGAAAGATGATGTTGGCAAAATTGTACAAACAAAATATATCCTATGGAATAACACAACACACGATTATTTTTCTTACAATGACCCGCAATAAATATCTTCAAAAAATCTAGTTAAATATAAATATTTGTTATATTTAACAATAAAATGAATGAACAATATGTGATGGCAAACATACAATTACCGATACGCATTCATCCAGATGGGTCCACCGAACCCTTAGCCGAATATATGACATTCCTACTAGAAAAATGTGATAAATTACCCGATAATATTGTTCCAAATAATGCAAAAACCGAATTTGCTGAGAAAATAAGAGGCTTTTTGAATAGTTACGAAAAACCCGCACCGACTACACAAGTATCGGCTCCCATACCAAATACACTAACGGTCACTTATCAAGAATTAAGTGAACGTCCGAAGAAATCCTCTATACATAATACATCTTTTAAAAACAAGCGTAATCCATATACTCGGTATACCGCGAAAAACTATTCTAATTCATAAAATATGGGCGTTGATTTTTCTCAATCACCAAGGGCTCTGGAATAATTACTGGTAACTTATCAATGATATTTAACGATTGAATGTACTTATAATCAGGTTTCACGGGGCTGGCGGGGTTCACCAGATTGGTTGAACCTATTCCGAATAATTGGGATTCGATATCACACGCATTATAGGCTAGGTTTGTGTGAGCAATTTTACCGGGCAATAATCCGTCGCCTGCATAACGTGTCTCAACTGCCTTTCCGTAAGCAGAATGTTCAAAAGTATTATACTTGCAATTAGACTTGTTATATTGTTGTTCTAACATATAATCGCCGGGAGTGTTTTTATTACGGGTAGACGACATAACTATTTGTATATACGATATACATTGTATATACAAAAAAATCCATTATCTTTTCGTAAAAAGTTTATTATAAAGTAATTGGTAATTTTTGTTTTGATTTGTAAATGCGTTCTCGTTCGTAGTGATAGATGTAAAGTAATCCCTTAGACAATTATGAAAGAGTAACAAATAATCATAACTAAATAATACTGCTAATCCAATATTCGCATCCGTTGAAAACATAAATGACGCCGCTTGTTCATATATCGGCGCGAACAATGCCTCGTTTTGTGTATGGTTCATCACATATTGCATTGCTATATCCGCTGATTTTTCGTCATATTCTAATTCATCACGACTAATTGGGTCAATGTCGGAATGAACTATCTCCGGATAACTCTCTGAATTCATCTGAAATATCTGTCGGACAGTCATACGATATTCCAAATCATTTGAATAAGAAATCGTTAAATGTCTTGGATAAGAATACTCTTTGCTGGTCATTGTGTTGTACTAAATACAGTACACGGTTTATATAGATTTTGGCGGAATATACAAAATCTATACGGATGGGAAAAACTCCCAATCTAAGTCCTGGCAAACCTTTTTCCATATCATATCTTGTTCCAATTGTTTTTCACGGTCTTTCATCATCGGAATATAGGGCAAATACTGTGTTTGGTCCAGCAATACACACAATTGATACAATGTATATGTATAGTTAAAAAAGTTGGTTCGGTTGGCTGGACAGTGCACTGCCCACGGTTTCTGTATTTCAATAAAGAGAACACACAATGTTTCGTGCAATTCTTCGTTCATAATCGGCGGTTTAATTCCAAACAATGAATTGATATACTGAATATGTTCAAAATACTTGTTTAACCCCAATTTACGTAAAATATCTCGCATTTTATCATAATTAATCAACGACATATCCGTAATCCGTTCTTTCTTAATGCGCGCACGAATGGCATCTAAGACTTCCTCCGGTATTTGGGTCGTTTCTTTTGCCTGAAATTGCGAGAGAATTTCTTTGAAATGGTTTAATCGTATATATGCGGTATAAGAGACCTCGTTCGGTGGTTCCTTGTTATTTGGTTTTGAATTATCTACAATATACGTAATGAACCGTCCACAATTCCGGTTATTGCATATAAGAATTCCTTCTTCATCTTGTGGTATTAATTCCCCGGTATGACACGCCTCACAAGTGTCTGACGCTACTGCAAACTCTTGCATATTCGTGAGGTCATTTGAAACATTCCGCCAATACTTCTGACAATTTCTCTTTAATTGGGCATATTTGTTGCTTGCCTCATTGTCTGATGTGGGGTTTGTTGACTTAATTTTAAAAAATGAATTGACTGAACTCATATTCTGGGTCTTTTCTACTTTATTGGAAATTTGTTGTTTTTGTTCAAAGTAGTCAAAAATATACTTCGCATTGTTCAACATATAATCCTTGCTCTCTTTCTTATGCTTTCGTATTTCATCTCGTAATCTATGTATTTTGTCTCGTGCATCCAGATATTCAGATATTTGGTCCGGATGTAATGATTGCATATACGTTTTTAAATTGTCTATTTCGGTAGTTAATTTTGGGATAATTTCTTGTTCTACGTCATTGATATGCCGTAACATATCTGTATGCTTTTCGTCAATTGTATGCAATGTTTTTTGTCCATTTATTTTTATTGGTTGAGAACTGGACATTCACAAGATTATTAATATAGTAATTATAGTGTTTTTATGTTGATTTTAGGCAAAATCAAGTATTTGTAACAATTACGAAAAAAATGTCTGATGGGACATTTTTATGTTACACTTACTTTGAATACACATACGTCGTATTTGTATCCACACACATTGTACCTATCTGTTGACATATTGGACATTTGTTATAATTACTATTATTTCTAGATTTTACATCACAATGACCGTGCAAATACCCTTGACAACGGACACATCTTATTGTTCTATTCACGTCAATTGGTTTCAAACAAATCATACATTTCTTTTCTACAATTCTATTTTGGTTTGAGCAGCGGTTTCCCATCTTGTTGCATATGTTATACAATTTTATTTTTACATTCCTATATTTCAATTTTGTAAATAGGACACAAATTACCGAACTCGTATTTGTATACGTTTTGTTGTGTAACTATTACTATATCAATATGAACAATAAACACACACAAATGATGACAGACATACCGAATAATATAAAAATAGAAAAACCTGTGTTTCAAAAAATGGTGTTTTTAGCAAATGCTTTGGAACAAGGTTGGACTGTTAAAAAATCAAACGATACGTATATTTTTACAAAGAAACACGAAAACCGCCAAGAAATATTTCAAGAAAACTATTTAGAAACCTTTTTAGTTTCAAATTACAGCGCAGACAAATTGTTATCGTAATCCCGCTATAATGTTTATTGGATGTTGTTTGCATTTATGGTAATAATAGTTCAATGGTATGGTTATAAATAAAATAACTAGAAATTGCTTAGCGGGTCGTATTTAGGAATATAATTCACTATTATACAATTATTAATTACAAAATAATCATTGTATTTCAAAAACCGGTAGAATGGACTTGCAATCGTATATGGTATATAATAATTAAAAATTATGTAAAAAATCTGTTTAGCGAAATAATTTAATTAAATGAATTAATTTTGTATATTTTCCAAATTTTTTTCTTTACAGAATATATAATTCCATACAATGGCTGGTGGTTTGATGCAATTAGTCGCCTACGGCGCACAAGATGTGTTCCTTACCGGAACCCCCGAGATTACTTTCTGGAAGGTGTCTTACAGACGCCATACCAACTTCGCAATGGAGTCCATTGAGCAGACCTTCTCTGGTCAGGCTGATTTCGGACGCCGTGTGACCTGCACGATCAGCCGCAATGGTGATCTTGCTTACCGCACCTACCTCCAGGTGACCCTCCCTGAGATCAACCAGTCGATGGGTGCCAGTGGAACTGGCCCTGTCTATGCCCGTTGGTTGGACTTCATCGGTGAGCAACTTGTTGCCCAGGTTGAGGTTGAGATTGGTGGTCAACGCATTGACCGTCAATATGGTGACTGGATGCACATCTGGAACCAACTGACCCTCTCCAAGGAGCAACAGGCTGGTTACTACAAGATGATTGGTAACACCACCCAACTCACCTATGTGTGCGAGCCCGGTTTCGCTGGTGTGTCTGGTCCTTGCGCTTCGTCTGGTGCCCCCAACCAGGTGTGCGCTCCCCGCAACGCCCTGCCTGAGACCACCTTGTACGTGCCTCTTCAGTTCTGGTTTTGCCGCAACCCCGGACTTGCCCTTCCCCTGATTGCCCTTCAGTACCACGAGGTGAAG